ATCCTGTGGCTGTCGATGCACCAAGCACACTCCATACAGGTAGACCAGCCACTGCTTTCAAAAATTCATTGGCAGCACCTGCAGGCAACCTCTCAATAGCATCAGTTCCCCGATACATTATATCACCAGCTATCTTCAAAACCTGAGAGGCTGTAAATCTGGATTCTACCTGATGATGTAGCCAAGCTCTGTGCGAATCATAAAAACATGATACGAAATATTCACCATCGGGAACATCAATCCACCTGTAAGCACCATCCCCGCCGTAAGCGACCGCGGTAGTTATAGTTGCTCCCTGCTGATACCCAGCCGCTGGCTCAGCATCATCCTGAACTGGGTCATCCTGAGTTAAATCATATATAGCGGTAGTCTGAACGTGCTGTACCGGGTCTGTGTTATCATAACCTCTTTGAACTGTCAAGGCATTTACAGCGATTGAGATAATATACATATGCTCGGTTTCAATTCTGATTATCTCATCTGCTGCGAAGGTACCGCCCGCGACAACATTGACTACCACCGCCGTAGCCGTCAATGGATTATCCTGCACAGTATCACCGCTATCGACAGCAGTATAGAATCCTGCTCGTTCCCATAATTTAGCTACAGCCCCATTCTGTGGAGCACCATTAAAGATAAATACGCCATTTACTTGCCCTACAGCCATTACAAGCCTCCTTGCAGTTTAACCTTTTCAGTTACCTGGTCTACTATTAAGTCCGTAAACTCATCCCCACCGAGATAAACATGGACAATTACATTTGGTGAACCGCCAATCTTTCCCCACATTGATTCAGGGATGACAGCTTCTTTGATACGAGGAGCCTGTTCACCCATTAAAGCCAGAGTTGGTTTACTGATTATGCCTCCATGCTGGAATTCTTCCCATCCACCAGGGGGTTCTACTATATTCCACCCCAATCCTTCAGGTGTCATTTCGGGCACCCAGGATGGCGGAAGTGAGCCTGGGGGAAGACCTAGTTCTTCTTCTTTCCTTCCACGTTGAAATCCCCGCCATGATTCCCATCCTGCACCGCCAGGCCCACCATCACCAAAACCTATGCCAAGTTCCCTTGCCCGCATTGCGTTATAGGTTTGAGCAGCTGTTAGCGTTTCCACAGCACCAGCACTTCCGTAATAAGCCTGTTCTAATTTCCTCTGTAATTCGGTCATATACTTGGTTGTGTCGGATACATCTTCGAGTGTATCCCCTAATTGAGCGGTTGCCGCATCATTTTCTTCTACGGCTGCTGTATTAGTTTCCGTGGCTTCTGTACTAGCTTTAACAGCATCAAGATAGATTTGTTCAACTTCAGTAAGGTTCTCTTTGTCTTCTAATAATTTGACATATGCCTCATGCTCACCCTCTAACGCTTTCATATAGGCATCTTGATATTTTTTTGTTTTTGCTTTATTTTGGAATATTTGGAATATGCCCCAAGCTATCATACCGAGACCAGCAATAAGTAATCCTATCGGGCCCATTAAGGCAGATATTGCTAATCCTATAAGCGAAATAACTGGCAATAATAGTTTCCCTGCTACCATCACTCCGCCGATAGCAATTAACAGACCTGCAAATACCATAGACCCCTTGACAATAATACTGGTAAGCCCTGGGTATTCTCTGGCCAGTTTACTGACAGCAACAACCATACCTGTGATGCTATCAATGGTTTCCTTTAATTGAGGCGCCAATTCTTCAGCTATGGTCTTTTTAATACCCGTTATGGATTTCTCCAGTTCTAACATAGCATCGGTGAATTCCTCAGCGGCTGTAGTGTCCTCGAAAACAACGTTTAAGTCATGCGCCGCTTGGCGCATTTTGTCTAAACCCTCAGCCCCTTGGTCAAGCATCGGCAATAAATCAGCCCCAGCTCTCCCAAATATCTTCTGTGCGCTTGACAAGCGTTGCATAGGGTCTTCTACCGCGGCAATGGCATAGGCAATCTTCAAGAATTGCTCTTCAGGGGATAAGTTTTCAAGTTCTATCACATTTACGCCTATCTTTTCAAATTCACGGATATAAGTAGCTAGACCATCTTTGGCATCACTGATAGACATAGCCATCTTTTTAACTGCTTTTTCTACACCTGTTAAACTACCCCCTGAAAGTTCAGCAGCATGTTTAAGTTCAGAAAGAGTCACGGTAGAGAAACCTATCTTACGGGACATTTTACCGATTTCATCACCCATTGCAGCCCACGTCTTAATAGAAGATACCCCAACGGCTATAATAGAAGCACCTATGCCTACCATTGCCAGACCGATAGCTTTACGATGCTGCTTAATTCGTCCAGTTAGCCCAGTCATCCCTTTATCGAAACTTTTGGTATCTACACCTAGCTTGAGTACGGCGTCCCCAATTGAGATAGCCATTACTTTTTCACCACCTTAATACCCATTTTTGCCAATAATTCATCATCGGATACTTTTCCCGAATCACTCGATGTTGATTTCATTGCCTTAGATTCCTTACCTTTCCGCTCTGTTAGCTTCTCAATCATCAAGTTCAATAATTCATCAGTCCAATTATTTACGATATAGTCTGGGGTTATATGCCACTCTGCTAGGAGAAACTCAAAAGCCCCTCCTATTGACAAAGTCTCGTCAGTACTTTCGGCAGGCTCTCTGCTAAAGGGAAGGCTATTTTTGTCACCTCTTCAAAAGCCTTTGCTATTTCGGCATCAGTAGCTATACCTTCAATCTCTTCCCTATTCAAATCTTTGGCATAGTCAAAGAAGAGAGCTAATACCTCATCGGGCATAGCCACCAATAATTTAGACAATACTTTCTCAAATTCCTCTGGGGAATCCGTGTCAACCTTGACATATTGAGGCAAAGGAGCCATTAGTGCGATAACCTTCTTCCGCCATTCCCTCGATTCTTTGATAACCAGGGGGCGGATTTCATAATCCTTACCCCCTAGTATCACCGTCACACCAGTTTGGAGGATTTTATCCTCTTCCGTTCTCTCAGCCATTTCTTACTCCTTTTTTATTTTACTTAGGATGTTGAATCAGTTACCGTGAATGGGTCGCCACCTGGTTTAAGCACCTTGAAGCTGGCAGCAACTATCGTCTTCTCCCCTTTACGGTGAGCCAACATCACAGTTCCACTGGCTACACAAAGAGGGAATTCGTAAGTACGATTAAATCCAGCTGGATTCTTACCAGTAACCTTGATTGACATTTCCTTATTCACACCACTACCGATAGTGATAACGCTTCCAGCAAGCACGCTGCCGGGGATTGCCTTATCAATGTTATAAAGCGATGCCTCTGCCATATTCAAGGTTACAGTAGTCGCCTCTTTGATTATCACACTAGCAAGCGGATAGGTTTCCTCCTCGACTTCAATATCGGCTTCATCTGTCACGTGCTCGATAGAAACGCCATCCTCGGTATAGCCAGCCTCTACATAAGAGCCACCTATGGGATATTTGATTTCTATTTTAGCTACCCCTACTAAAACATTTGCTGCTGTATTTGCCATTTTTCTACCTCCTCAGATTATTTCTTAGGTTGGATTTGCTACTCTGACGGCGAGCAGCAGGTCGCCAACATTACCTAATCCCCCTGCTGCCGTTGGCGAAAAGTGGATATTTCCGTCTGCATCATTCCAGAGTTCCGGTAGGAACGGCCCGATAAATCCCCACTTGCCTGCAGCAATTACGAAAGTACGTGTTTCTGTTCGACCATACTTGTCTGCAACTGCTGTAAAAGTCCAGGTATCCCCGGTCACGGCATCAATAATTAGGAATGTTCTACCATCGTTAGGAAAGTAAACGTCAGTAGCCACATTTCCTAACTCTATATAAGCATCCGCCGCTATATCCGTCACACCTACCTTCGTCATTGGTCTTACTGTCATTACATGAGTTGACATCCTTGTTACCTCCTATTTATTTATTGTGGGTTAGCACATCTAACGGCCAACATTTTCGTCTTGGCATTCTTGGTCGTCAGGTCGAATCGAACCATACCCCCCGTCTGATTCCACTCAACAGGGTTAAATGGGCCATAGAAATACATCTTTTTGAGTGTGACAGTACGGGTTAGAGGGGATGGAGTGTTGCCATACTTATCAGCATTTGCTTCGAAAGTGATAGTATCCCCTGCCCCTAATGCCAGTTCATCGAAGACATAAAGGAGAACTCTACCGTCATTGGCAAACTCAAACCCGCTTGTGCCTCCACCGTCACCGTCAGTCAATAGGGCAATAACCTCATCGCCGTCAATGTCTGCTGCTAAAACCGTCAATTCTGTATATGCTGCCATGTTTCACCTCCTAAAATTTGATATAGAAAAAGGCGACCTTGAGCCGCCTTGCGGAATGGGGAATAGTATTACTTTTTCATTTTAAGCCCCCTGTTGTTGATTGTAGTGCGTCTTATACGTCAGCACGTATCATCACCTCAAAAAAGGTTAATACTCTTTGGGATAACAAAAAGACGACCTTAAAGGGTCGCCTTAGGAGATTGGCTGTGAAATATTATTAGGTTTTTATAAGTATTCTTGTCGCCATGTCAAGACGTGATTTGTCACTGAATACAACTTTGCCATGCATTCTAATTTTTTGAAGATGGTCAATTATGTAGTTTTCTGTTTCTTTATCGATTGACAACTCAGCATCTCTTGTCCAGAGATATATCAGCGATATAATTAGCTTTGACCTACCATCGACAAGCCCTTTTTGGTAGCCATCCTGATAGCCTTTATTGTGCTCAATACTGTGGCTCCCGATAGTAGTTAAGCCAAGATTCTCAATTCGGTTATCGTCTTTAATTCCATTTTTGTGGTGAACTAATTCCCAGGGACTCAAGCATCGCCCTAGATGCTTTGCCATAACAAGCCGATGCTCTAATACCCTATGTGCATGAGTACTCATCGGCAAATAGAATTCATCTTCGCCTGTTAGTAAAACACTAATATACCCTTTGACTGTTCTAAATCTACCATTCTTATAAGAATGAGCTTCCTTGCCTTTCTTGATAATACCTGGCTTTCTTGGTATTCCTCTCCGTGATTCATGGACTCTAGCCCTTGCTGGGGTTAGCACATACTCACGGCATTGAACACAGTGTTTCGAAACTGGCTCTCCATGCCTTAGATAAACCCAACGCTGTTTACCACATTTAGGACAAGCACACCACATCCAATAATTGGTGCCTTTTCTACCAATTTCGTTTCCCCTTTTAGTTTCTCCAAATTGTATATTCATCATGCTATAAGTATAGCACCATTGACACCATTTTGTCAAACATCGGCACGAATCATAACCGAGAAAAAAGTAAGGGTTCTAAAATAGTTTGGCACCAATTCGTCAACCAAGTCCTGTCCCTGCACTTCCTCAATAGCACTCAATATTCTATAAGTCGTGACACCGACTACTACATCTTGGTCTTGGAGTCCCTGGAATACATCATATAGTGCTCGGTAGACCTCTCTGGCATCTATAAGGTTATCAGCCCAGCAATCGAATTGAACACTAGGGGAAGGAATCGGCTTTATATGTGGGTTAGCCGTACCGCCTCTGGTAAAGAAACTAATCGCGGGTAATGTCGCATTCTCAGGTAGTCTGGGGCAATATAACCTGGGAGTAGCCCCGCCTATCAAATTAGTCAAGGTCGGTTGAGTTACCAGATAAGCCCTGATTATGCTATTCGTGTCTTCTATCATTGTAATTCAGCCTTAATATCCTTTGGTAAGTTCTTTATGTTTCTATCTAAGGCAGGCTTGAAGTAGGGCTGTGCCGCCATCTTGACTGTTCCAGTTTCTAGAAATCCGCCATATCCTGATGTGCTATAAATCGCACCTTCATTTTCCCTAAGTTCCCCAGGGTCAAAATCCGTAAAAGGCTTTTCACCACCTTTAGGTTTGCCAAGTGCTTTTACTTTTGAACCTATCTTATAAGCTATTGAACGCCTATTGTGCCCTGTTATTATAGGGCTTTCATGTATGACATCATTGGCTATATCTACAACCACATTCTTGAGTCCCTGTTTAGTAGCCTTATCAACTTCCTTGACAGCCTCTTTGATTTTAAGATTGGTTACAAATTTAACATCTAGTTTCATTAAGCTACCTTCTGGAGTGCTAATTCACTGTGATGCCTATTCAAACTATCAGACCTTGGTTGCACAAGCAGGAATTCATAAGTAGAAATATCTATCACAACCCCCGTAGAAGCTAATCGGATATTGTCTAGTCTATCCTGCTCAGTTACATAAACAGAGTTATCTACAAAAAGTTTCCAATCCGATATTACTACCTCAGCACCTACCCTAATTTCACGTCCTGTAGTGCTAACTAATCGGCACGGCTCATCGGCATAGATATTTCCCCAAGCTCCAGTAAGGTTGCCGTAAGCATCTGTGCCACCATCAAGGGTAAACCGCTTAATATCTGCTAAATGTATCAGTAAAGTAGCATAGCTCATTCTATATCCTCGTCAATAGTGGTGTCTTCTACCCCTGACAAGTCCATCTCAGCCCATGTTAGATAAGGTTTTTCGGCATCTTGCTTCTTATATTCTAAGGCTAATTTTAGCTTGTTTTCAGCATCCTTCGCAGTGTATGCGTAATCCCCTATCCTTTCGGATGTAAGACCTCCAGTAATTGAAGCTGCCCACGCTTCTAAGGCATAGCCGGCGGCTGTAAGTACTGAGCCACTAGCCATATCAAGAAACGCCTGTATCTGGGGGTCAGAGAATTGAACCGATAAAGTATCTGCAATGAGAAGTCTTACTTGTTGAATAGGTGTCATAATTTACTCCTTAATACTCATGATATCTGAGAGATACTTTCGCTGTTTTGCTTCCACCATCTTCTATCGCTAACTGTCCTCTAATCCTGCTATTGGCTGGTATAAGGACAGTCATCCCAAATTGGGCAGGAATACCCCCTTTGTTTGAAGTGGATGCAAATCTCCATCTGCTACATTCGATGTCA